CTCCTCGACCCGTACCGTTTTTTTTTGTTTCTTACACCTATCTAAATACAGATTTCGTAATACCAAAAAAACGAAGTAATGATTTACCTCGCTTTTGTTAAACATCAAAGTTTTATTATACTTTCCCTTCCAGTCGTAGATCTTTAAATACATATCTTGAACCAAATCTTCTGCCTCCTCAGTCAGACCAAAAGACTTTGCAACTCGAACCCACTTACTATGGGATTTTGCCATTACCTCTAAAACTTTTACCACCACGTAAACTTTATACCTATTATCATTAGACAGAACGTAAGTCTTTTATACCTTACATTACTGTCATCGTCGTAGTCTTCATCGTATAATATACCTAGCATTACTCCGCTAATAAATACTTGCTCAATATGTAATCCATTCATTTGTTGTCTTTTTTTTCTAACATAGCCTGAATAATCATATATAGATTTGCTACTGCTTTCTCCAGTCTCTCAATACGTTGCATTTGAGTATATTTCTTTTGCTTCATTAAAAGGGTATGTTAGATTGTTCTCTTATAGGTTTATCTAGTAAAGGTTGTCCATCAATTTCAAATCCTACATTGCCAATAATACTGCGCATCTTTATAGGATCATCAATAGCAGTTGGTCGCCCTCCTGTTTCTATTTCTTTTACTTTACGAACGTGTATCTGTGAGTATGGCCAATCGGTAGGGTGCTGTATGTAACGATGTATGACGATAAAGTCATCGGCTCGGTTGACAAACTTTCCGCCCCCCTCCACATCACTTGCCATTGGAGGTATCGGGTGTCCTGCGTACTCGTGACCAATGCTATGTCTATTTCGTAAGGCATTTGTATTTGCGTGTGTATTTAACCAAATTGCTATATTATATTTTTTACAAAATATCCTAAACTCAGTACAAGCTTGATAGTCATATTCGTGACCTCCAATGCTTTTACTCATTTCGGGATCCTTTACTAAACTATTATATGGATCAATTAAAAGCCCTTGATAATCCCACGCTTTTTTTAAAGATACAGCAAGTTCAATTAATTGTCTATAAGTATATAACGAAGTTGCATCTACTATTTTAAAATATTCACTAACATAATTTAAGTGTCCTTCGTAAGTTTCTTTATCTATTTTATTAATCGGTGCTTGTTCTAAAAACTCTATAAGCTTCCTAGCAATACTATGAGCCTCATTCTCGGAGGAAAAGACAAGCCATCTTTTACCTAGCCTTTTACTTATTAATAACATTAGATAAAGCACCACAGTTGTTTTACCTACGTTAGCGTGTCCTAGAATTACGTTAAAGTTTCCCTCTTTAAAACGCAAATAGTCGTCAATAGCATCTACGCCAACACGCTCCCCCTCTTTTATTTTTCCAGTTCTAATATCGTTTAGTTTGCTTTTTAAGTCTTGAAAGTTTACTAACATTTGTTTGTTTAATTTTTCTTAAAGTTATAATAAAATTTTTTAATAAAAAAAAGAGGGCAATTACGCCCCCTATTTTTAACCTAATTAAAATGGCAGATCATTGTCTGCCTCTCTCGATGCGAGATGTTGTGATACCTCTACTTTATCTTCGCTTTGCGTAGGCTTCCACGTACTTAAAGATGCGTAAACGTAAGGCTTATTAGTCTTAGGATTAATCTTTTTAGATTTTAAAATATTAATCTCTCCTTTACCGTTATTAGCCTCAAATACATCCTTATAAGTAACTAGCATTTGAGAAAACTCAGCTACATCAAATTTAAGTTTATGCAATACAAAATCTACATTGCCCTCATTAACAAACATTCCTTTTATAATTTCACTCATTTTTATTGTTTTAAAAGATTAAAGAAGTTATTTGTATAGGTTTCTATTTCGCTTAAACCTATCTTACCGCTACTAGTTAATTCAATAGCACCTTTAAAAGCTACCTGTCGCAAAATTAACTCGTCTTTGCTACCAGTCATTGTACTAGGAGGGGGTGGCGCTAAAGGCTTTGCTTTAGGATACTCGTGCTTATCTCCATCTTGTACTAATTCGTATGTAACACTCCATCCGACTTGCAGTTCTTTTTTCTTACCTATATTTATTTTTTCTCCGTTTTCGAGTTCTAGGTTATGGTAATACAATGTACCATTGTCTGTTTTATAAGGTTTAATACTTACGATTGTTTTTACTTTACTTGTTTTCATTATTTACTTATTAAATGTTACTTCTCTGGCCACCTCTATTTGTGCCTCTAAAAATTCTATCTTGCTTTTAAGTCTTTTAATTTCAGACCTTAAAGCAGTAACCTCGCTATTGCGAAGCCTCATTAAGTCATCATTATAAATCATAATCTCTGTTTTTATATTGCTCAGGGTTAAAGATCCTATGCCTAACGTAAGAGCTTACAGATAGCCGTTGCTTATCTGCCTCACGCTTTAGATAACTCTTATCCTCCTCGCTTAGTTTAATTAAAATTTGCTCTTTATACATATACTATTGTATTTATTATCGATAGCTAATATATAAAAAAAATATACCAATAGCAAAAAAAAAGAGGAACGTTTAACCGCTCCCCTTAATTACAACAAAGTTAGATAACTTAAAAGACTTACTCAAATATACGCTTTTATTTTAACTCCGCAAGTTTCTTTTCATAAAAACGTACTAACTCGATTAGATCATCGTTAGAAAATTTAACTATCTTTTTACTTAATATATCGAGATCCTCTGCGACTCCCTGCCCAAAACTAGCATCTAAATTTACACCAAACTTATACTGCTCTCCGTATCTAAATACATTACAACTTGAGCATTGTACTTGGCAATTAGTCTCATTCCATCGAGTAGAGTAATGCTTACGAGATTGAAAGTGTCCGCATTGCAAGTTTTTCCAGTGGTCTTGCTTACCACAAGTGAAGCACTCAGTAATACCGTTGTGATTAGCGTTTCTACGTCTTATATACTCACTAAAAACCTTATCAGCTTTAGCTACTAAAGACTTACGACTTGGTTTTCTAGGCATTATATTACTGCGTTATCTAATATCTGTATAATATGACGTATCTCAGACTTCTCGAATTTGCCTTTAATCTCAGAGTTATAGGTCTTAAAGGTTAGATTATACATATCTTTTTCTGTATCTCCTTTAACTTCTTTTTTACCTAAGTAGTCTATTTTTAAATCAAAATTCATTTGCATAGTTTTAGTGCCTAAACATATTTATATAACTTTTTAGCCTTTTTTAGTTGGCTAAAATAGTAGCCGTAGCAATTAACGTTAGGCAAGTTATATTAAATTTTTGACAAAATCAAGTTTTTGCTTTTATTACGTCTTTCGCAATCTTTTCAGCACTACGTCCAATAACGTATCCTCCAACGCCCAGTTGAAGTAAATTCCAAAATTCGTTTTCTAATTCAGCGTTAGGTAATCCAAATGCAGGTGCAAAAAATTTATTATACATTACTATAAAACCAAAGCCTAGCATTAATATAGGTCGCCAAGATCTTTGCAACCAATTCCCCTTTGCCTCCGTTACAATTACCTCGGTCTGCATTTTACGAAGTTCAAGCTCCTTTTCCTTTAGGATCTCAAAGACTTTATTTTTAGCCTCTATTCTCTCCTCGTCGTTAGTAAATAGGTCATCTATTACACTACCGATTGATTTTATAATATCCCCAGTAATAAACTCAAAAACTTTTTTCATCGCCCCTGCCCTCTATATTTCTTTTTATATCCTATCTGTCCTTTACTAGCGTTTTTACTATGCACATTAGGTCTTTTCTTTTTAGGTCTTTTGACCTTTGTAACGATCTTATATTTCAAAACTGATTACTTACCCATTCGTACTCGGCTCTAGCATCAAAGCTCGGACACATCTTTTCGCTAAAGTCTCTATGGCCATATACTTTGCCCTGAGGGTATTGTATTTTTAAATAGCAAAGTAGATCTTCTAAAGCATTTTTTTGATCTTCGCTTCTAGTATCGTGCCACGCACTATCGCTACCCAGTCCTCCCGCATACGCTATTCCTATACTATCAAAGTTATGTCCTTTAGTATGAGCTCCAGTTTGCTCTATTGGTCGGCATTCGTGTACCTCTCCTTTTAAGTCTATAAAGAAATGGTAGCCTATGTCTTTCCAACCTCTCTCCTCAACGTGCCACTTTTTAAGATCCTCAACCGTTACGTCAAAATCTTTTTTTGTTGCTGTACAGTGAATAATAAATTTACTTATTTTTCGCATTGTTTATATTTGAAATTCTGCCCTGTGACTGATAGTTTATCTATCACATCACTTTGTAAGTCTCTTAGCAAACTTTCAATGTTGTCTTTTTCTTCTGCCAACTGCTTTACTTTTACCTCTAGGCTTTGGCTCTTTGCTTGTAGCTCTGAGACTTCTTCAGGATTCTTGCCGATGAAAGTGTAGATGACAACTGACAGGGAGCCAACGAGCATACCGACTATAACTTTAAAAATATCGTTATTTGTGTCAGGTATCTCATAGAACGCCAAAAATAGCAATAGACCCATCACAAGGAAAAATATAATCCCAGCTCCTAAATACCCTCGTAAGTCTTTATCCTTAATCATTTCTTTTTAATCTCGTACCATTTTTGAATAGTATACCCAATAGTAACTACAAGCAAAAGTATTTTCAAAGCACTTTCTATTTGGTCGATTGTGGTTATTGTCATTGTAGACAAGTTCATTAAATAAACTTTTAAACTTGTAGTGTCCATAATTCTATTCGTTAAAGTTCCAACCTGCAAATGTATGTACTCCGTTTCCTTCGACAGATATCTCCTTGCTTGACCATCCGTAAGGATAGCTTACAGTAGATTCTCCATCTTCGTCAACTTCTGTGATTTCACTTGCTTTCCATAGTACGTCAACCGAATACATATCAGATGCTACGCCTTCTGTTTCTACTTCGCCTTCCTCGTTGTAGGTAGGTTCGGTAGTCCACAAATAACCGAGCTTTACAACTGTATGGCTGTGTGATGGGCTTTCGTTCCCATCTTCATCGGTTACTGATGGCAAAGCAGCTATCCTTGTTTCAGCTTGGCTTTGACTGTCAAATTCATATTTCTTAAATATATACTTCATTTTAATTTAATTAACTTGTTAGTGTTTGTAATTCGCTATCGCTTAGTGCTTCGTTAAATACTATTACCTGTTTTGTTTTTGCAAAAAATTGTGCGCTTCCTGTTGTACTTTGCAAATCTAAATTATTTAAAGCTAATGGCATAGTTGCACTTGTATCTGAAGCTCTTTTTACGCCATCAATCCATAAGTGAACACTATTAGTTGAGTATTTTAAAGCTATTTTATGAAATTCTGTAATATCAGTAACATCATAACTTATAAACGCTTGTGAAACATTATTGCTCACTAATTGTGCATATATCCTATTTGAATTTGTCCTATAACCAATTAATATAGTATTTGAACTACCATCATTTAAGGTAACTTGTCTAAAAGTTAAATCGTCTGCAAGTGCTGCACTTTCAACAAACAAAACCCCCTCTTCATTGTTTATATCGGCACTTGTTCCTGAATTTATACAAAAGTCGGCTGAGCGTGTTACACCATTTGTTTCGCCATTTGTTGGTATATATGAAGTTGGATAGCTTCCTGCTTCCTCTTGTGGGTGGCAAACAATAATTGAAAAACCACCACCTGAAGTACCTGCGCTTGGTCGCAATTTAACATTAAATGCTTCCGAAGAGTTTTTAGTTCCTGTCATTTCATACCTTACAAAATCTGTACTATTAACATTAATCAATGAAACTGCATTAGACGAAGCTCTAAACTGTAATGTTTTAGCATTACTTTCAACAAGTTTTATATATAGACTTAAAGAAACGCTACCTGATGATATAGAGGATGTTGTTTGACCAAACGTAAAAGACACATTTTCGGCATCAGATGGAAAATCAATTTGCACTGCATTTGTGCCACCAAACATATCAGTTTTACCTGTTGTTATAGTTCCTGCACTACCACTACCATACTCTGTGTAAGTCCAAGTAGATGTAATTTCTGAATTTTGTATAACATTAGTCGAGCTCGGTTCTAAAAGCAAATGAGGACAATCTCCTACTACGCCATTTGTTAGTGGATAGTCTAAGCGTGGTACGTTTGTAGCTACTGATTCTATAAGTCCATCTTTGTTTACTCGTGTCGCAGTCGAACCTCTTGTGTGCGTAAAATCTCCGTTACCATTAACAGGTAAGACAGAATATAGTGTTCCGTCATTTACACCACTTGGTATTAACGCTATTGATGCTTTATCGTACATACTAACTTGTTAATTTTTCTAATTGTTCGTCTGTAAGAGCTTCTGTAAATACTTGTACGTTTCTTACTTTGCCTTCAAATGGAAAGTTCTCAATTCCGTTGTTAAAATTTAGTTTATTCAAAACTCCACTTGCAAAGGTTGAACCGCTTAAATCCTCGTGTATTTGCACACCATTTACCCACCAAGCAAAATCATCTTGTTTCCATTTAATAGCAATCTTATTAAATTGTTTTACATTTGTTAACGATTGTGTTGAAGACATAACACTTACTCCTGAAACATTTATAAACGCTTTAATTTGATTTGAAACAGGTCTATTTTCAAAAGCAACCATATTGTTGTTAGTTCCATCGTTTATAGATATTGTTCTATACGTTCCTGTATCACTTAAATAAGCAATCTCCGCATACAATACTCCTTCCTCTGAATTAAAGTCTTGTGCAGAGCCACTATTATTGCATACGTCTGCATTACGAGTAGATGTCGCACCTGTGGTAGGTATGTAGCTTGTTGCATAAGATAGAGCTTCGGCTTGAGCTCCCCATATTAAAATATCGGCAGTATCATCTGACCCTGTATTACCCCTTAAACCTAAAGAAAAAGTGTAGTTTGAAGTTGAATGGGTAAACGTAAATCTTTGCCATTCAGTAGTAACTAAAGCCTCATCTCTACTATCTCCTGTAAAAGTATTTGTAAAATAAATAGTTTGATTTTGACCATTATTTGACTTCATATAAACAGAAATTGTCTGTGTTGAATTTGTAGCATCTAAATCGTAAATTAAACTTTGGTCAGACGTTGTAGTGCCACCATTTAAATCACATTGTAATCTTGATGCGTTCTGTGTACCATCAGGAGATATAGCGTAATTACTTGTAACAATAGCTGTTGTACCTGTACCTGCACCTAATTTTACCCAACTCGATTGAGTAAAATCTTCGCTATAAGTTATTACATTAGTGCTACTCGGCTCTAAGAGTAGATGCCCTTTAGTGTCATTAGTAAAGTCTATTCTTGGTACTCCTGATGCAGCAGATGCGATTAAACCATCTCGACCTACATACGTTGCAGTAGAACCCCTTGAAAAGTCAAACTCTTTGTTAAAGAATAAACCACTATTGTCGTTATATGCTAATAGCTTATCTTCTTTTACTGCCCAATTACCGTTTCCTAATTTTACTGCC